CAATTCTGTTATTAACCGTTTGTTATCCTCCATACTATTTCGTAACCTCATAATTTCCATATCCCGTGCATATATTTGATTTTTCCAATATGCTTTTTCTTGTTCCCTGATAATTATTAAATCCTGTCTATGTCTGTTTTGACATTTTTCTAATTTTTTCAGATATTCTTTTTTCGCTGCATTAAAACCTTTTCGATATGCTGTATCTCTAAACTTATATAAACGTATAAGATTTTTAAATAATTTCATTTACATTTCCTCCGACAATATTCTGCAATCAATAATGCTTCTGCCCTACCATCAAGTAATTTGCCACGTTCTGTCTTAAATGGTATAGTAACAGATGGGTACATCTGTTCTGCAACTTTTATAGATTCAGCTTTATCTTTCTTTATTAATTTAAATTCTTTTTTCCAGGTCAACGGATGAATTTCTTGAAATGGTATTTCTAAAATTTTAAGTACTGCAATTATTTCACCATATCCTTTACCATACGTAAATCCACTTTTTATTCCCTGTCCTGGCATAACTTGTGATGCTTCTACAAATGCCACAGCTTTTTTATATACACTTAATTCAATACTTTCTTTTAAAAATTTATATAAATCAGTACCAATATTTTCAGGCATATCTATCAATCGCCACAATAAACCATCATCATCCAAAACAGCTATAGCACCCTTCTTACCTGGGTCAATTCCAATATAAATCATATTATTACCTCACAAATTTCTTTTTTCTTCCTTCATAAGAAACAGCATTCTCAACTCCATCCCATTGTTCTTTTACCTTTTCAGCCAATTCATCTTCCAAATTATTATCCTCAATAAACTTTAAAAAATCAATTAAATTATCGAACGTCTTATCATTCCATGTAAATTCAAAATTATTTATTTTTTCTTTTCTTGCACCTCGTTCAGTACGCAAATCATATAAATAAAGTATATTACTCATAACAATATCAATACCATAATCAAATATAATATCTAATACACATTCCCGGAATGGTTTGTCATTTGACGTTTTGGTTGCTTTAATTTTTGTTGATATGCCATAAACAAGTTTCTTTTTAGATAATCGTTCAACTTCAGCAAGCCATAATATAACACTTGATAAATGGTCTAATGCCTTTCCACCTGTCCTATAATATTTAGCACCAAACATAGCATTAATATTTTCACGAACCTGTGAAATAATTATAAGGATACAATTCTTGTCTTTAATATCTTTTTTACGTAAACGTAAACATTGCCCAAATGATTTTACTTTTTCTAAACCATATGTACCTTTATCTTGTTCTTTGTCATCCCTTTTCACTTCTGCATCAGAAGTCAACGAATCAAAACTATCCAATACATAAACTAATATTTTATCTTTTTTCAAATCATCTAATTCAAATTTTAAATTCTTTGAAAAATCCTCAATAGTATAGGAATTTTCTTGATTTTTTCTAATAACATCAAAACCAAATAATCGTTTAGTATTAAAATTAAATCTATTTTCAACATCATCATAAAACCAAATTAAATCATCACTCAATGACTTTCTTAATTGTGCAATTATTTCACAAGCAATAAAAGATTTACCTGTTGAAGAATCACCGATTATATTTACAATCTGCCCAACAGGTAAACCACCACCAAGTAAACAATCAAGCAATGTAATATTTGTTGGTATCAATCTCATTAAATTATCATTTGATTTTGATATCTTTGTTTTCTTAATATCACCAATAAAATTATCTTTATTCTTTAACGTCCTCTTTGACTGTTCCTTTAATTCTTCCTTTACCTCTACTTTCATAATAAAGTTCCCCCTTCATTACTTTATCCAATTTAGTTTTATCAACTAAATATCGACCACCATACATAGTACCAATTTTAAAATCTCTGATCCAATTACGTATGGTTTGTGGTGATACACTTGCAATATCAGCAGCTTCAAATACAGAAACATATATATCCCTCTTTAACATAGTAACACCCCCTTAAAAAATATATAATTATACGTCAGCACATTCATTCCACAATTTACAATTTTTACACTCATCCAATTCATCACAATCGTCATGGAAAACACCACCATGAGGACATTTATTTTCTTTCAAATTCTTATTTAAATTCTTTTTCTTTCTGTACCACAATACAGGTCCATCATCACTATCGTCATCTTTACCATGCAATATATTTTTTCTTGATTTAGGTTCTTCATTATCATCTCTTAATGTGTTTTTCTTCCTGGGTATAAATTTATCATCAACTTCACTATCGTCATCTTTTAATATATTTTTCTTTCTTGGTATAAGTTTCTCATCACCATCTTCTTCATCACTTTCAGAATTATTATCATATGTACCCATAAGTATTTTTTTAACATCATCATAAGAATGTACAATCAGAATATCATCTAATGGAACTGTTTTATTAATAACATTTTCATCATATGGCTCTCTATCAACAAATTTAAATCCCTTCGGTTTCATTGATGCTTTTTTAAATTCACCTTCTCGTTCTGTACCACGAAAAACTATTGTTCTACCTTCTTCAGGATCAGCAAAATTTATTATCTCATCACCACCAGATGATTCAGCCTCCTCAATTATTTCCTTCTGAAATTCAAAATGATTTATTTCAAATATTTTTATCCCCTTATACTTATCATCCAGCAAATCAACAACATTATAAAGCACTCTACGCTTTGGCAATAATCGTTTTACTTCATTATCATTTCTATTGTATTCATCAGATGCTATCATCTTTTTATATTCTTCACAAATGGGGCAAGGCTTATTATACGTTTGCTTTAAACAAACAACACTTGCATCTCCATCACCTACAAACCTATGTACCCAAATATCCAACTTATAATCATAATCCCCAGACTTTAATTTTGGATGCTTATTAGTCTTAACAACGTATGGCAAAATATCAATTTCATTTCTGCCTTCTCTAATTTGATAAAATTCCACACCCATATCTTTTAATTTTTGTGTATCTATAAAAGATATACGATTAAAATTACCTCTATCCCGGGACTCATAGTCATCCTGATAGACACTCAATAATTTTTCCTTGAATTTTGAATTTTTCATAACTTATTATCTCCTTTTCTCATTTAAATTTTTTACAATTTTATTGTCTTGATAATCATTAATTTTATTAGACCAATCTCTATTTCCATCCTTTGGTGTTGCATAATAACCACCAAGCCACAGCTTCACCAAATTTTCCAAAGCATACTTTTTCTGATTTAAAGCCTCAACAGTACTTTTTAAAATATTAAATTCATATTTCTTATCATTATATTCTTTAACAACTTTTTGATAATTAGAATTTTGCAATATCATAGCTTCAATCATCTTTTCTGTTAACTTTTTCTTTTCATCCCTGGACATAAATTCTTTTCTAATTTCATTATCCAATTCAGAACGTATAATATCAACCTGTAATTCTAATTCACGCATTTCATCAGCACATGCCTCCATTTGCTTAGAATACTTAAAATACAATGTTGGTTGTTTTAACCATTCCATCTCTAATGCATCCAAATCAATATTTACATCTTTTTCAAAATCCATAATAATCTCCTTTAATTTAATTTATTTTAATATTAAACTTTGTAAACAAGATAAAATCAATCCAGCACGTCCAGAATCATAATAATTATTACTAAAATATTCCATAACCATTCCAGCCTTCATAACCATTTTCATATTTTTACTATTTAGAGCAACATTAGTAAAATATCCTAATATTGCTCGACGTATTTTTTCTGCATCATCATTTAAATTTTTTAAAATCACAACTGTATTTGTCCATGACTCACCTTTTAAAATAGCACGGCATAAATCTATTATTTGTTTTTCTTCACTCTTAATAGTTGACAACAATTCAATAGCCTTATCAATATCTTGTATATCAATTACTTGTTGTAACATCAATAATGCTTGTCTTGGTATTCCATCACATTCAACACTTATTTTATCTAAAATTTCTTTTGATACTTCTTTATTTAATTTTATTAAAACATTATTTAATAAATCTATTATTTGATTTCTTTCTAATACATCAACAGAAAATTGAACACATCTATTTCTTACTGTTGGGAATAATCTTTCAGGTTCCGTAGTACAGAGTATAAAATAAACATGATTTGGCATATCTTCTAATGCCTTTAAAATACCATTTTGAAAATCTTTTGTTGCTTGATGAATTTCATCTAATATATAAACCTTTACATCTCCATCAATAGGTTTGTACACCATTTGATTCATAATATCACGAACAGTATCTATCCCCCTATTATTAGAAGCATTTATTTCAATTAAATCATATTGACTACAATTCAAATTCTTAGCTAATATCCTTGCTAATGTTGTTTTACCGCATCCTGTCTTACCGTAAAATAAAAAGGTATGAGGTATTAAATTTTTATCATTCAATAAATTTTTTAATGACAATACAACACTATCATTACCAATAATATCCTCAAAATCATTTGGTCTAAAATCAACATTAAATCCCATAATTTATCATCTCCTTTGTAATTATTATAACCGATAATCAAAAATTCTTACGAAAAAAGTTACTGTTTTATAAATAAATCATTAAAATTATTTTTTAATAATTTTAAATTCTTTCATATCAAACCAATTACCACCTATGTCAGATA